AGAAAGAGAGTTATTGCAAATCCGTTATGATTATCAAAGTAACGGCAAAAGGCTCATTATGAGCAAAGAAAAGATGAGAAAAGACGGCATTAAGTCACCTGATAGAGCTGACAGCTTAATGATGGCTGTTTGGTGTGCCTTGAGGTTCAATGGTAGAAGTGCCGTTAAAAGAATTGAAGTTAAATCGCAAACGCGATGGAAAGGAAGGTAAAAAATGGGTGTTATTAAAAAAACTGTTAAAAAAATGTTTGGTAAAGATAAAAAGAAATATTCAGTTAACGAAGGAGCTGATGCTGCTAAACAAGAATTAACTGATGAGTCTGAAGAAACAAAACGCCAAAGAATTAAGCTTTTCTATACAGCTGGCGGTGCTGCTGGTCAAGAAGTTGAAGATGTCAAAAAACGTAGAAAAACTTTATTAGGAAACTGAAATGGGTTCTTTATATAGCGCAATAATGGAAAAATACTCAGGCTTTAATGATTATGACATCTACATGAACAGAGATAACATTAAGTCTGTTTTTGGAAACAAGTTTTATGACGAACACAAAGACATCAAAACTATGATGAACAATAGTGATGTTCGTAAAGCTATATCTAATTCTAAAGGGTTGAGTGGTGAAAAAAGAGCAAATCTTTTTGACAACCAAGTGAAGTTCACAAACACAAGCGAGTTTAAAGCTCTTTCGGAAACAACTCAAAAAGGCGTTCAAAACGCATTTACAGAGCTTTATCGTGGCAACATTACCCAAGAAGAATACGAAAAACGAAAATCAAGTCTTTATTCAAAAAGCTATGTTGGCTCACAAACAACAAGCAGAGGTTCTGTTTTAGGAAATTAAATCATGGACATTAAAACACTACTCAAACGGTTTCAGGATGCTGAAACTGAAAAGCAAAGATATATGCCAGTTTGGAGAGATATATCCAAGTATACTGGCATTAAAATTGATGTGGATGACACAAAATCAGATGGGGATGATTTAGATACTTACACTTTAGATCCAACAACATCTTTATCTGTTATCCAATCAGCTGACTATTTAAAAGGTATTATTATTGGCACAGGGGATAAAGGTATTGAAATTGAGCCTTCCGATGATGTTTTGAAGTATGCCCCTGTATCAGCTGTAAAAAAATGGTATAAGTTCGCGACAGATGTTTTATTGCGAGAAATCAACCATGAATCTTCAGGTTTTCACACAGCATTTCAAAGCTATTTATATGACCAAATGGCTATAGGAAACTCTGGTCTTGGCGTATTTAAAAATGAATTAAGAAACAACAGTTCAGCAAATGCCCTTATATTTAAAGCCTTTGGTGTTGATACGATGTCTGTGTGCGAAGGTAAAAACAGCGTTGTTGACACAGTATTTAATAAATATAAGTGGAGAACCAACCAGTTTGTTAGTGAGTTCTGCCACAGAGATGGTGTGTTTGATAAATCAATGTTTGAAAAACTTCCATCTAAAGTAAGAGATGCTTATAAGAACAACGAAATCAACAAGGTATTTGAAGTTGTTCAGGCTATTATTCCAAACGAAGAATACAATCCAGAAAAAATTGGTATTGCTGGTGCTAAATACAAAGGCTTCTGGTTCTTACCAGACGGCAAAGACGGTGTATTCTTTGAAGAATCATTTAATGAGAGACCTATCTCCTTTGGTCGCCCTGTTAAGGTCAGAGGAGAGGTGTATGGTAGAGCTTATGGGACTATGTTGCTAAGTTCCATTCGCTGTGTTAACGAGATCGTTAATGGCTTAATGATTACTCTCGACAAAATGAGAGATCCAGCACTTGGTGCTTTTGGAGATGCAATTACGGGAGATGCCGTTATCGATACATCAGCAGGTTCAATTTCAGTCTTTGATCCTTCCAAGCTAAATGGCAACACTCCTTTATTTAAAATTCAGGATGTTGGAGATCCTTCTCCAATCGTTAACTTTTTACTGCCATACTTAAATGAGAAGTTGGCAACAGCGTTTAAAATCGACCTGTTGCTTGACTTCTCATCATCAGCAGACATGACAGCTACAGAATCTCTTCAACGCTATTCTATTCGTAATAAATCGATTCTTGGTTTAGTCATTCAACAAATTAATGATGTTTATAAGCCAACGATCCAAAGAGCTGTGTCATTGTTGTGGGACATGGGAAGACTTGGTGTTATTGCAACACCAGAAGAAGCTGAAGCGATGGTTGGTTTCCAAGAAAGTGTTATTCCTGAAGCTGTTCTTCAATGTGCTATGGAAGGCAAATCATGGTTTAAAATAAAGTTTACTAACGAAATTGAAAAGATTTCTAACACAGATAAACTCGATAACTTGGTTCAATTGCTTCAAATCATGCAAGGTTTAGTGGCATACAACCCAGATTTAGTAGGTGCTATTGATTGGTATCGCTTACTGAAAGAAGCGACAGATGGTCTTGGATTTGATTCATCATTAATGAGTGAAACGGAATTCAAGAAACAGCTTCAAGAAAAAGCGATTATGCAACAACAAATGATGACGATGCAAGCTGAAAACATGCAATCACAAACAAATAGAAACAATGCAACTGCATTAAGAGATATAAACAATGGATTACCACAAATATAAGGCTCAGAAAGAAGAAACAAAGAAAGCCTTAGCAGATTTATTAAGTGAGTTGAAACCCTGTGCGAACAGGGTTTTTTCATCTCCTGATGGTATGAAACTGGCTAATCAAATGATTACAGCCGTTAAGTATTTTGATTGCCTACCAATGGGAATGAAAGACGAGGACTTACGCTATCTCCAAGCACAAAGAGATTTCGTGAGTGTGTTTTTAATTGGCTTGGTTGATAAGTCAACCTTGCTTAAGATTTTAGAGGAACGATAAATGGAAACAACAGATGTTCAAGAACTTGGTTCGGCGACACAACCTGCTGCAACACCAGTAGAAACAACGCCTGACTTCTCAATTCCTGACGAATATAAAGAAGCTGGGTGGGCTTCAAACATTAAGTCTGTAAATGATTTATGGACACAGCATGCAAATGCACAAAAACTGATTGGTAAAAAAACAATCGGTATTCCAACAGCTGATTCTTCAGAACAAGAGGTTGAAGACTTTTATGCTAAAGTTAGACCTGAATCACTTGATGGCTATGATTTTGATTTAGAGGCTGATACTGACTTCTTTAAAGATATATTTCATAAGAATGGTATTTCAGCACGTCAAGCAAAAAGCTTGGTAGAAGCATATAAAGAAAGCGTTAGAAAAAGCACAGAAGGATTATATTCAGCAGAAGGTTTTGAAAAGGTCATGAAAGAAAATCTTGGTGATGATTTCAAACCTAAGGTTGAAAAGGTTAATGGATTCTTAAAGCAGTTTGGATCTAAATCAGCTCTTGCTGAAATTGAAAACCTTCCAAATGAAACTCTTGGTTTGGTTTACAACCTGATTAATCTCACAATGGATAAGTATGCAGTTAAGGAGCTTGGTTCTGTTAACCAAAAAACATCTTCTTCGCCAAGCACACAAGACTTAACAGAGTATGTGGCTGAGATGAAAAAACTTGATGCAAACCCTTTTGCAACAAATGAACAACGCCAAGAATTAAGAAGAAAATATGGAATTATAAAGTAGGAGATATTAATGCTAAAATTAACGATCAGTGGCTATTATTTATCAAATGGAAAAAAAGTAGATTATACGAACACAGAAGTATTAATCCCTGAATGTCCTGAAGGATACATGCTTTCAGAAGTGATTAATCGTGTTGTTCCACAAAAATTTTCAGATGCAAAAGAACCATATTCAACACATGGCAAATGCTACATTGACAAAGTAACAAAAACAAAAGCAAAGCCATCATACAATGGTAAACACATCAAAGAATTAGGATGGGCTGAAATCGAAGATGTTGCTATCGCATACACACTTCGCTCAGTTCCTTTGTTTAGAGCATGCTCATTAGTTGATGCTCGAATCAAATTATATCAAGAGTTCTGCAATACGGTCAGAGGAATGAATTTGAAAAACGGCTTTGACTACAAAAATGCAGAAGATTTTGTGCTTGGAGAACTTTCAAGTGCAGACACCACCGAAGGCGATTTGCCTTTGGAATAAGGATAAGCGTAACTGCCCCTTTTTGGTTTGTTTTGACGGCTTTTTAAAACCGTAAGAGAAACCCGTAAGGACAACTTCTCGAAGAAAAATAAAAACGTTTAATTTTTTTTGGAGAATACAAATGGCAACAACTAATTTAATTACACCTGCTATGTTGCAAACATTCGAAAATGCTTTCCATGTTGCAGCACAGCAAAAAGAAACTTTATTATCAGGCTCTGGCGTTGTGAAATTCCTCTCTCCTGAAGGACATACACACAACTACGCTTCAATGAAAAAATTTGAACTCGCTGAAGTAACAGGTCAAAACCCTAATAAAGTTTATGACATTTATGAAACAGACAATCGTCAAATGACGAAAAGACTATCCACATTGATGAAAAAGATGATGTCAACGAATTAATCGCTGATCCAACATCATACTTAGTTCAAGGTTTGGTTTATGCTAAAAATCGCGTAATCGACCAAATCATTTCTTCAGCTGCTTCAGGTGCTGTTTTGGTTGGCGCACCAAATGCTACACCAACATCAAAATCTGCTGCTGACGATGGTGTTATCACGATTGATGCCACATCAGGTTTAGATTACTCAACAATCCAAACAGTTACACAAAACTTCATCAACAACGAATTAACAATTGATGAAATTCGTGGTTCTGTTTTGGCATTGACAGGTAAAGAACACACAGCATTGATGAACGAAGAAAAATTCATCAACAACGATTATTTAAATGGTCATGCAGTAAATGCTGGTATCGTTTCAAACACAGGTTTATATAAAACAGCCTTGTTTGCTGGTTCAGTATCTGGTGGCTTAACAGTTGCAAAACCAATTTTAACTGAAGCAGAAGCTAACCGCACATGTTTAGTTCTTGCTCCTGAATCAATCTTAGTTTCAATGAAACTCAACGATTTACGCGTTGAACCTTCATTCGACAAAGTTGGTTCAAACGAAGTTACAATTGACTTGTGGATTAACGCAATGCGTGCAGACGGCAAAAAAGTGCAGTTAATTAAAACTACAATTTAGTGCCAACAGGGGTGGGAAACCACCCCTTCTTTTTTTAGGGATACAGTTATGAAATCAAAAAGTGAAATTTGCAATTTAGCCTTAAGCCGATTGGGCGACAAGAAAACTGTTGAAGATATTGATAATCCAACCACACAGACAGAAAAGACATTCATGAAATGGTATGATGTCACAAGACGATCAGCCTT